GGCGCGCGAGGAGCGAACCGCTATGGCGGATGAATCGCTCAAGACCGCAAACGCGCAGAAGGCGCTGGCTCAGGCCGACACCGGCATGGGTGACAGAACGCGCATGGTCCCTGAAGCGGAGATGGGCCTGTGAGACCGGGTGTTACGAACCAGCAACGGCTCCTTCAGGAAATCATGGAGGAGCGCGAACGGATCACGCGCCAATCCCCGAAGGAGAAGTTTAAAGCCTACCGGATCACGTTTAGTACCGCCGAAGGACAGAAGGTCCTGGCCGACCTGAAGGCGTCGTACGGCGGGATCTCGTTCGTCCCGGGGTATTCGGACGTGACGGCGTTCAACGAGGGCCGGAGGAGCGTGGCGGACGATATCGAGACCATCCTTGCCATGGCAGCGATGGAACCATCAGACTCAGGAGGAGGGTGACCCATGTTGCACGATCTGAGGAGCGAACAGCGGTTGACGCTGGCGGAAGACGACGGGACGGGTGGGCCGGGAGGATCCCCTGGGGGCGCTCCTCCCGCAGCCCAGGAGTGGTTCACCGGCCTGCCCGACACACTGAAGCCGGACGCAGCTGTGTTCGAGCCGTTCAAGGACAAGCCGGTGACCGACGTCCTGGGCGCGTTCCGGGATCTGTCGAAGAAGGCGGCAGACTTCTCCGTCCCAGCCACGCCCGCAGAGTACGACATCAAGCTGCCGGAGATCCCCGAGGGCGTCATGTTCGACCAGAAGGAGTTCGACAGTTTCGTCGCTGTGGCGCACAAGGCCGGCACTCCGGCGAAAGTGCTGCAGTCGATCATTGATCAGCAGTTCGCGGAAACGATCGCGGCGTCCGCGGAAGAGAAGAAGCAGGCCGATGCGGCAGACAAAGTGCTCCGCGAGTCGTGGGGGCCGAAGTACGACCAGAACAGGGTCGAGGTGGAACGCGAGATCAAGGCGCTCCCGCAGACGATGCAGGACTCCATCCAGAAGGCCAACATGGGGAACGATCCCCACTTGATGGAACTGATCTTCCTAGTCGCCAGCGCCCGCAGCGAGGGCAAGCTGCGCGCCGGCGGAGACGAAGGCGTCTCCAAGAAGTCTCACGCCGAGCGGCTGTACGGCGGCACAAAGTAACTTTCGTTTTTTCCGGGCGCTTGACGCCCTCTGATCCACCTGTTCACCACACCATCTCGAAAGGAGCAAGACAATGGCAACAGTGGGCGACGGCGTCCTGACGCTGGCCGATTGGGCGAAGTCCATCGGCCCCGATGGGCGAGTGGCGGCGGTAATCGAACTGCTCTCGCAGAGTAACGAAATCCTCGACGACATGCTGTTCAAGCAGGGCAACCTCCCGACCGGAGAACGCACCACGATCCGCACCGGGCTGCCGACGGTCTACTGGCGGCTCCTGAACCAGGGCGTTCCGACCAGTAAGTCCACCAAGGCGCAGATCGACGCGAACTGCGGGATGCTCGAGGCGTGGTCCGAGGTCGACTTGGACCTTGCGAAGCTGGCCCCCGACGTCGGCGCGTTCCGGCTCTCCGAGGCGAAGGCGTTCATCGAGGCCATGAACCAGGAGATGGCGCAGACGCTGTTCTACGGGACGGCGGCCGCAGCGGAAGAGTTCATCGGCCTGGGCGCCCACTACGCCGCGATCAGCGGCGCGGCGAACGCGCAGAACATCCTCGACGGCGGCGGGACCGGCTCGGACAACTCGAGCATCTGGCTGATCGTGTGGGGCGATACGACCGTCCACGGAATCTTCCCGAAGGACTCCGAGGCGGGCCTCGTCCACGAGGATCTCGGAATCGTCACCGTGGAGACCACGGCGGGCGTGGCCGGCTCCAGGATGCGCGCGTACCAGGACCGGTTCCAGTGGAAGACCGGCGTGGTGGTCAAGGACTGGCGGTACGCGGTCCGCATCGCCAACATCGATGTTTCGGAACTGACGGCCGAGACCGTCGCGGCCGCGAATCTCGTGAAGCTCATGAGTCGGGCCATGGATCGGATCCCGTCGTTCAACATGGGCCGGGCGTCGTTCTATGCGAACCGGACATTGAAGTCCTTCCTCCGGGTGCAGGCGCTGGACAAGAGCCAGAACGCCCTCTCCATCCCGGCCGCGCTCACGCAGTTCGGCAACCCGGTCCGCGGCGGCCTCGAGTTCCTCGGGGTCCCCGTGAAGACCGTCGATGCGCTGACGGAGACCGAGGCGCGGGTCGTCTGATCCAACGCTTAAGCACTGACCCGAAACCATTACCTTCCGAAAGGAGATCGACCATGGGATTCAGGGACGCACAGACACAGCTTTGCAGCGCGCAGGCGTTTTCCGCCGACGCCGTGTCGGAGAATACCTACGATTCCGGCGCGGCCGGGAACGACATCACCGAGGGGGAACCCCTGGGGATCGGCATCGACGTCACCGTCGCGGCCGACGCCACGACCGGGGACGAGACGTACGAGTTCCAGGCCATCCAGTCCGCCGCGGCCGACCTCAGCAGCCCGGACGTCCTCGCCCTCATCCAGCCCGCGCGGGCGGACCTCATCGTGGGGAAACGACTCGTTCTTCCACTGCCGCCCGGATCCAAGACCAAGCGGTATCTCGGCTTGAACTTCAACGGCGGCGGCACCACGCCGACGATCACCGTCAACGCGTTCATCGCTCCCCTCTCGTTCCTCGGCGGCTGGAAGGCGTACGCCGACGGCTTCTCGATCACCTGAGCAGGGGGTGATCGATGAGAGTCCGAGCGACATCATTCGGGGAATACCACGGCAAGCGGAAAGTCGGGGCCGAGTTCGAGTTCGAAGGCATTCCATCCGGCAAGTGGATGGAGCCGGTCGACGATGCCGCTCGGGGCGTGTTCAAAAAGGCGGGTATCAAGATCGCACCGAAGCCCGTCTCACCGGTCTCGCTCCCGAACGGGGAAACCACCCTCGCTGGGAAAGCCGTGGAGAAGGGCAAGACCCCGGATCCTGGGACCAAGGGCGGATCCACCGGCGACAAGAACGTCATCTGACACCAGGCGGGGGTCGATCCGGGCCCCCGCCTTTCAAATGAGGACCCGCCCCGAGAAGAGATGCTCTCTGGCTGGTCGCTTTCATGGAATCATAACAAGGAAGGAGGATAAATACGATGGGACGAGGTACTCGCTTCCCGCGGATCTCCACGGAAATCGCGGAGGCGAATGACTTCGTAAATATCGCCACTGCTACTGAAACGGTGGTAAAGGCAACCAGCGGAATCCTCGCGACGGTCGTGATCAACGGCGGCACGATGGGCGCGATTACGATTTACCACGGGACAGTTGTAGGCGGGGTAAAGATCGCCACGATCGCCGCGCCGTCGGCAGGCATGGTGCTTCCCTATGGCGTCCACTGTCCGAACGGCATCACGGTCGTCACCGCGGCCGCCACCGACATCACGGTGACATACCTGTGAGGCGACGGCTAACCTCCATGGTCGCCTGGCTGGTTTCCGGTGGGGAAGCCCTCGGCCGCTTCTTCTATATAAATTTCTGGCACGGCAACTACTGGCACACGAACTATTGGGCGAAGCCGTAAATGTCGATCGCCCACGTACAATCGACAGGGAACAGAAGCGGCGCATCCGACACCACCATCATCAAGGCGTTCGTGTCGAACGTCACGGCGGGGAACACCATCGTCGTTACCGCTTTCTGTGGGGCTGGCCAGACAATCTCCTCTGTCACCGACTCCCTCGGGAATACTTACACGGAGAGGGTGTCCGGCATGTCGGGCCGACTGAAGATTTACGAAGCGCCCAACATCACCGGGGGCGCTTGCACGGTCACGGTGACTTTTTCTGATTCCGTATCTTACCGCGCCATGTCAATCCATGAGTACAGCGGCATGGTCAATACGGGGGCGTTCGATGTGGGCGCGGCCGCGACGGCCTCCCGTGCCGGATCCGCTGTCACGGACGGGAATTACACCGACAACATCACGACGACCGCCAACGGTGATCTGATCATCGCCGCCATCGTGAACATTCCAGCCGCTTGGGTGGCGGTTGACGCAGGGACGGGCCTGACGGAGCGATACGACGATGCCAGTTGGTATGAAAGCGAAGATAAGGTTCAGGAATCGTCGGGGTCGACGAACGCGACATGGACTTGCGACAACACGGATACTTACTACTGGATCATCGCCTCGTTTAAGGCCGCGGTCGGCGACCTGGTCGATCTGGCAACGAAGGGTATCTTCCCGGAAGGTTCTCTCATGCCTGGCGCATTTATGATTTCTGGAGGATGAAATGGCTTCTTGGCCCCCGAAGAAAAACACAGCCTTTATCTTTTACGTTGGGCTTGTGTCCCAAGCGGATACCAAGACCTTAAAGGCCAGCCCGACGCTCGCG